AGATGCGCAGCTAAAACAGCCTGAAATGCTGTTAAAACCTTCTTTAATTCATCATCAGATAAATTAAGTTTGTTTATAAAATCAGATTCTAATGATTCATATAATTCTGCTATAGTCGGTATGGCTCGCATTTAAATAATTTTATTAGTTATTACTTCATTTTTTGCGTTATCGTATATCAAAACTAATACTTTATCTTCTAAATTATCTTTTTTGCTCATACGTACAGATATTTCTACTTTATTAGTAGATAAAATAGATACTGATACTTCAAAATTAACAATTAATTTTAAATACTCTAAATCATTTTCTACGGCCTGCTGTATTTTTATGCGGCCTGAACTATTTAACGCAGTATTTTGTATGGTTCGTTCTGTATTGCTGTTAAATTGTTTTGATGGTGTATCAGGCCAAAGTAAAGCATTTGCCCAATAATCAAAACGTTCCTGTGTAGGTATTTCATCACCTACAGTATTAGCTTCTACATTACCGCCAAATAAAGCCAGGTATGCCTGCTGTAAAATGGTTTCTACTAATACTAAATCGTTAGACTGTATAACCATTTCACCACCATCACCTGCTTCAAATAATAAAATATCTTTAGTGTTCATAGTTGTTTTTTAAAATGCGCCCTGTGTAGAAGTTACTTTAATAGGTATGCCTGAATTTTCAGTATTTGTAGATTCTACATTATTACCTTTATCACGTATATTTAGATCTATAGCACCATTTACATTAGCATTAGATTCACGTGTTATATTAGCCTGGCCTGTTTCAGGTGCTTCTAAAGTTTCATTATTTAAGTTAGCATCTACTTCACCTGTTAGATCACCTATTTTATCTAAACCGCTTTGTGCTAATTCACCTATTTTACCAGGTATTTTAGCTAATAGAGTTAACACGCCTTTTAATGGCATCAGCATAAACTTTAAAATGCTTTGGCCTATGTTTTTGAAAAATTCCATAAAATCAAAATCTTTAAACCAACTAACAACGCTTTGCCATAGGCCGCTGATCCATTCTGTAAACATTTTCCATTTTTCACCAAACCATTCTGTAATAGCAGACCAATTTTTGATAATAGCTATTACAGCTACTACAGCTGCAATAATTGCCAGGATCGGCCATAAACCTAAATTTAGTGCTACACCAAATGCTGTAGTAGCAGCTGTAGCTAACCAGGTTACGCCTGTGCCTATAGCCATGGCTACCTTATATGCATTAGTGGCTATAGTGTTACCTATTAATGCTTTTTTGTTTGCCTGGGTTAGTGCTGTATTAACGCCTAATACTACATTATATGCAAATGTAGCTACACGCATACCAATTACCAGGGCCTTCATAGTAACAAATGCAGCTATAAAAGCGGCTGCTATAGATACAATAGTACCCATATTAGATGCTACAAATTTTAAAACATCTTTAAAAATAGATAGGCCTGTACTGTTATTATTTGTGGCTGTGGTTACATTTAAAAAAGAAGTTTTTATAGATTCTAATGCAAATTTTAACGTATCTGTATTAGTCGCTGCCTGGCTTTGTGCTACACCTACTTCATCTATATTAGCTAACATGGCATCAAAACCATCTACATTATTAAATAAAGCCTGTGCTAATGCAGTATTTTGTTTTCCGAAAACCTGCATAACATCAGTAGAATTTTTACCTAATTTAGCCATTTCTTTTAACCTTTTGGCTAATGGTATTGTAGAATCAGTAACTATATCTATATCTACACCTGCGCCTTTTAATGCTTTTAGGGCCGCAGGCGGTAAAATTTCTGCGCCTGCCATGGTAGATAGTATATTACGTAATTTAGTACCTGCTTCTGCACCTTTTTCAAAAGGTGATACTAATTCTATTAATGCTATAGATTCATTTACTTTAGTACCTGTGGCCGCGGCTATAGTACCAAATTTAGCTAATGCTTCTGATGTGTTTGTAATAGAAGATGAACCGAATTTAGCACCTGCTGCTAAATTATCTATAACTGATGATGCATATTCACCTGATAGGCCAAACTGATTTAATGTAGTAGTTAATGCTTCTGATGCAGGTGCTAATTCCATGCGGCCTGCTTTAGATAGTGTTACAGCTGCATTAGTTACTTTATCTAATAATTCTGCATTAGTTAATAATTCAGGTTTAGCAGATCCTATTAATTCATAGGCTTTTAAAACATCTGCGCCTAACATTTTTTGCGCTTTTGCCGTTTTTTTAGATAGTTTTTCTAATAATACTAAATCATCACCTACTGCGCCTGTAATAGCAGATACTGATGCTAAACTATCATTATATGCTATGTTATTTTGTATGGCTGCTGTAAATAAAGTACCCAGGCCTAAACCTATAGCTAACTGTGAAATGCGGCCCATGTTTTTAACAGTCTTTGTTACCCTGTTATCAAACCTTTTAACAGCATTTACGCCTGTTTTGCTAAAACGAGAAACGCCTGTAGTCATTTTTTTAACTACAGACGTAAATTTATCTACAGCCGTAAACGTAGTAGGTACTTTCATTGCTGCGCTCATTGTATTATTTATTACTTTTTAAACTTGAATTAATTTCTTTTGCATCTTCATACCAAAACATTAAACCGTTATGATCTAAACCATCTATAAAAAGCTGATTAATGTGATGCATGGGCCATTTAAAATACCTAACAACTGATTTAATACATGCGTTTAAATCAGTAGGCCATGTTAAGCGAAAACCGTGCCTATCTGCTGCACTACAGTATAATCAAATTTAGATAATTTATTTAAATATGATACTGATGGCAGATCTGCCAAATGCGCCTGGCATCTTAGCGCATATTCCATGGTTTGCTTCTGAATATTTAAGCCTTTGCTTAAACGCACATGTTCATTAGGAAAAATGCGCGTTTTAAATACTATTTTTGATAATGTTTCTTCACCTGCTTCATTCTTTAAAGGATCTTTTAAAGTGTACGTAGGTACTTTATCATCATCAAACTGTAGAAGGCCCTTCATTAATGCTATTTTAGCTACTTCTAATTCATCTAAAATTTCAGTATCTTCACCAGGAATTAATGCGTAATGATTATAAAAATCTATTAATTCTTTTTCTGCAATTTCTTCACTTATTACTGCTGATGTTTGTGTTTTCATTGTTTTATGCTTTTAAGATTAAAAATTAAATTTTTTCCATGATACCTGAACCTGCTACTTTTAAAGTCATTTGTGCAGCATTTGAATCTGCATTTAAATCACCTACTACTGTACCCTGGCCTTTATAAATAGTGCCTGAAATTAGTGAAATAGTCCATGTACCTAAATCAGGATGCGCTGCTAAATCTCGTAAATTAGATAATTCATTATCTGAAATAAAATCTACAGCTATAGGCCCTTCAAACGACCATCTAACCCTGTTTTTTTGCGCTATCATTTGGCCGCCGCCTGTAATTTGGTTTGCATCATCATTTGTGCGCACGCCACCAGGATCTAAAGTAAACGCTTCATTACTTTTTGCCTGAAAACGAAATTCACCTAATGTATGTTGGCAAACTATTTCTAAAATATCACCGCCTAAAAAATTCATATTGTTCTGTATTAAAAGTTATTGTTAAAATCCTGCTTCTACATCTGTAGATTCTATACGCGCTATTCCTGTACGCTTGTATCTAAAAAATGTTTCAAACCTATCAGGGTTTGTTTCACTTATTTGAACCTGTAAAGAATCTTTACTAAATCCAGGCTCATTAATTAATGCGTTCTGTGCTAAATTATCAAAAAATTCAAATAAAACAGCTACCCATTCTTTAGGCTTAATAGCACCTGATACCGCAGTTACCTGTTCATCACGAACTAAAACACGATCTTTTAAACGTATTTCTTCTAAAGTTCTGTATGCATCTGATACATTCCAATCTATATTTAAATTACGCGCATACGCATACTGTAATGGCACTTCACCTGATGGATGATATGTAGTAACTAAATCCTGAATTTTGTATAAACCATTATCTAAAATAACTGTAGAACAGCCTTTTTTTACTAATAGATCACGGTTATTATATTCACCCATATCACCTATAAAATTAGGATTTGTTACAGGTAATGGCATATCAGGGTACGCTTTGTTATTTACCGTTAAATGCGGTGTATTTTGTGCTATTGGCGCATAAACTGATACTGCATTAGCAGCAGCTTCAAAAGGCCACCCATTAGAACGCGGTGCAGGACAAAGTACATTTGTTACCTGTTCTACACGTGCATCTGCATCTGTAATAGCTTCTAATGCTGTACGTGAAGATAATGTAGATCCAAAAAAGGCCATAAAAGGCTTAAATATTAAACCTTCATATCTGCCTGTAGGGTTTGATGGATCAGGTTTACCGTTAAAATTTTCAAAAGTAGATAATTCTGCTTCACCGTATGTATTAATAACACATGTTACCCATTGATCCTGAATTTCAGCTAATGAATCAGCTAAATCTACTGTACCTGCGCCATCAGTAGAATCTGTTTCAGAATAAGATACGCCTGCTGCGTTATCATTAAGATCAAAAACTACATTTAAATCAGCTGATGTAGCACCTTCCCATTTAGAAGTTAAAGTAACTACGCCTAATGCAGCTACAGCTGTTACAGGTGATCCTAAAACGCCGTTAATTGCATCTGCTATTTTAGTAGCTATTTGTGCATCTGTATCACCTGTAGATACAGAAAATCTATATGTTTGGTTATCTACACCACTACGGCCATTAATAACTACTGTATGTGTAGCATTTGCTGTAGCAGGGCCTGTTACAGTCCATTCACGAACCGTAGCAGATGCGCCTACATCTGATACCTGTGGAAAAACAATAGTAGGAATACCGCCTACGCCGTTACTGCCTATAGGGCGTAAAATTCGCATTACCTGGTGTATAGGTGAACCATAACCAAATTTATCTGCTGCTTCCTGCGCTGATGTTACTTCTACTTTATCTGTAGTTAAACCTGCCTGATTTGCTGAATTTGCTTCACCAAAAATAGCTATGATTTGCGGTAAATTTTCAGTTTCATTACTGAAAAAACCTTTTTTGATTTTATAGCCGCTTACACGTGAACGACGTTCTAAACCTACTGCGGTGCTAATACTGCCCATTTTTCTAATTGTTTTTAATTAATTTATATCCTAAATCTGTTTGATCTAATTTTACTTCTGATGTGTTACTAAATATTTCTACACCCTGCCATAATTGCTGATTTTCCTGTACTCTAACAGAAAAACCTAAAATAGCTGTGCGTATGTTTGCGCCATCCTGGTTATTAAAATCATCAAAAAACTGTAATGATTCTACGTATGTACCGCCTATTAAACCATACGGCAGGCCCAAAACTACATATTTAGTAGATGATAAAATATATCTAATAATACCTGCTACTTTATGCAGCGTAAATTTTTTAGATGAATCTGATGCATTAATAGAAGTGTGTTCTAAAGGCGCGTAAATTTCTATATTAAAATCTGTTTTGCCCTGGCTATCTGATTCTGTAAATGATCCGTAATTAATGCTGCGCGTAGTTACGTTAATCATTACATTTTCTGCTTTGTCGTATGGTGTCATGCGCTCAATAAAAACAGAAAATTCAGGCATGTTATCATGCGCTGATCTTTGGTTAGTTAATTCAGTAAAAAGTATTGCAGCAATTTTATATAAAACTGTTTCAAAATTTTGCTGTGGTACTATTTCTGTTATTTCTGCCATTTTATTCTATTGAATCTGATAAAACACATACTATTAAACCTAATGATTCATCAGGCCAATTTTCATTAATTTTATAGGTTCTATCTAAACCTGTAGAATCTTTAAATGTTACTTTATGATGAAGTAAGTTTACTTCATTTTTTGCGTTTCTAACAGGATATGATAAATCTACTAAATCATCTTCACTAATGCAAATATGCACGTTTTTAGTATTAATCGGTAAACCATCTGAATCAAATTGTAAAAAGTGTTTTGTGGCATAGCCTGTAACATCTACTGATGTTAAACTATCGGCGGTTTGAAGTGTTATATTTTCTTCAAAACCGCCTTTAGTTATATGATTTTTAGCATCTTTTCGTGCTAAACTTAAAAGTTTGCCAGGCATAAAAAATTACTTTTTATTTATTGGCTTTGTCTTTTAGTTTATCCGCGGCTTTAGATGCAGCATCAGCTTTAGCTTTGGCATCAGCATCAGCTTTAGCTTTGGCATCAGCATCAGCTTTAGCTTTGGCATCTC